AACAACGGTAACACTACTTCTGGTGTGATTACTGACCGTGACGATTTGGAAGCATTCGCTAAAGTACTTGACAAAGAAGGTGCTATTCAAGAGAACGTATTGTTCGTAAACCGTGCAACTGGATTTGACATCGACCGTGTGTTGGCTGCTCAAAACAGCAGTGGTCAGTCTACAGCTTCTTACGGTTTGTTCGACAATGACGAAGACATGGCATTGAACCTTGGCTTCTCTGGTTTCCGCATTGGTTACGACTTCTACAAGTCTGACTGGAAATACTTGAACGACGCAACTACTCGTGGTGGAGCTACTAGCAAAATCGACGGTGTATTGGTTCCTGCAGGTACAACTACTGTATACGACCAAGTATTGGGTCAGAACGCTAAGCGTCCTTTCCTACACGTTCGTTACCGTCAGTCTGCTATGGAAGACCGTAAGTACAAGTCTTGGGTTGTTGGTTCAGCTGGTGGCGCGTCTACTACTGATAAAGACAACATGGAAGTACACTTCCTCTCTGAGCGCGCATTGTGTGTGATGGGAGCTAACAACTTTATGTTGTTGAAATAATATATATGCCCCCGTTTTCGGACGGGGGCTATATTTTTAATCTAATCTAATTATAATATAATGGCTACAAAAAAAATCAATGATTTTGGGTATGACTCTGTTTTGCCCGATTTTACTCAGAAGAAAAGAATCTTCATTCTGAAGAGCAATAAAAATCCCCTACGATACGCAATTCAAACGAAGCACGCGAATCGCAAACCACTAACATTCTTTGACGGCAGATTGAATAGAGCATTACGCTATGCATCTAATCAGATTAGTCCTTTTATGGACGAACAAGATGGTTATGTAACTCTTGAGCCTATCGTATTTGAGAACGGCACTCTTACTGTTCCGGACTGGAATGTCAACCTACAAAAGTTTTTGTTAATTCATCCTAAATACGATATCGAGTTCGTTGAGTTTGACCCCGACAAGGATGCTGCAGAGACCTATAACAAGATGAACACTGAGCTTGAGGCTCAATTTGCAATTCGCGAATTGAAAATCGATGAACTTGAAGCCATCGCTCGTGTTGCGCTAAAGGGTACTGGTGCTGATGTTAGTAATATGACGTCTTCAGAACTAAAAAGAGACATGCTTATTTGGGCTAAGAACAACCCAAATGAAGTACACGATTTACTGAATGACGAAAACATCAAACTAAGAAACTTGGCCGTTCGTGCTGTAGAGATGGGAATCTTGTATGTAAAAGATGACCAGCGCACAGTTACTTGGGCAGAAGATAAAAGACAAAAGGTCATGACAGCGCCATATGGCGAAAACGTGTATAGCTCTTTAGCTTCATTCTTTAAAACAGATGACGGCTTGGATGTTATGCAAAAGATTATTAACTTGCTATAGTTATAATGGCTGGGTGTTTATACACCAATGGGTAAATTAGAGGGCGCAGATTGTGCCCTCTTTTTTTTGTATTTTTGTTTAAAATATATCCCATGATTAACAGTGTCAGAAATACAGTGATGTTCTTGCTTAACAAGGACAACAGAGGATATTTAGCCCCTTCAGAGTTTGATTATTTTGCTAAGCAAGCTCAATTAGAAATCTTTGAGGGATATTTTGCTGATTATGCTCGTGCTATCACTCTGCAAAACAATCGTCGTAAGGCGCAGAGCTATGGAGATACTGCAATGCACATTCAAAACAAGATTGATGTATTCGCCACTAGCGCAACTTTGCAGTACAATGACGTTGCTCCACTTAATGCGGTTAACGATGAAGATTACTTATCAGTACCTGCAGACTTTTACAAGATTATCAATATAACAACTGGAGGCAAGGTTATCCAAGAGGTTGCTAAGCATAAGTTTGACATGCTTGTAGACAGTAACTTAACAGCTCCATCTGTGGCCTTCCCAATTTACAAGCGTGAAGCAGACAAGATTTATGTCCGCCCTTCTAGTTTGTACGAGAATGTGGTTAAGATGAATTACATCAAAACCCCTTCTGACCCACACTGGGGATATAATACTGTTGCAGGAGACCCGGTATACAACGCAGATACAAGCGTAGACTTTGAGTTGCCAGTAACAGACGAAACAGAGTTGGTAATTAAGATATGCTCTTACGCTGGACTAAGTATCCGTGAAGGAGATGTTATCAAGGTTGCTGACGAGATGCTAAAACAAGATTTCCAAAAAGAAAACGTATAATAAATGGCTAAGGTTGGTGTGAACATTACTCAAAACGAGTACTATCAGAATAACGGTAACGCTCCTCTTCAAGAAAACTGGGGTACTTACCAATACATGCTACTTGAGGATATTGTAAACAACTTCCTTTTGACATATGTAGGTGACGACAAAGTAATCAACAAGGTTGATAGAAACGAAGTTGTCTTTCACGCAAAGCGTGGTCTACAAGAAATACATTATGATGCACTTCGTGAGATTAGAGGGTTTGAGGCGGAAGTCCCAGAGACACTCAGGCTACCTCTAGCTCACGATTTTGTCAGCCTAGTTAAGGTTGGATATGTGGGTAGCGATGGTGTTGTACACTCTATTATGCAAAATTTTGATGCATCTTCACCTACCTCTTACCTGCAAGACAATACCCCTCAAGCAGGCATTCTGATTGACAGTTCTAACAATGCGATGACTGGTACTCCAGTTATTGAGACAAACTGGAAGAATCAGCGTGCTGGTAATTTAAACCCACCAGAAAAAACTCAGCTAGGCAAGCGATTCGGCATGGACACCAAGTCGGGCAACTTCAATGGCATGTATCACATAGACAAGAATCAGGGGTATATATTATTCAATTCGACATTGCAAGGAGTCAATATTGTAATTGAGTATGTATCGGACGGGATGTACGATTTGGCTGATAGTGAGATTAAGGTTCACAAACTTGCCGAAACATTTATGTACGACTATATAGCAGCGACCATATTGTCATCTAAATTCAATGTTCAAGAATACATTGTACGCAGAGCCAAGAAACAAGCTAGCGCATCATTACGAAACATGAAGATAAGATTTAACTCACTGAAGCTCAATGAGTTGACTCAGATTCTACGTGGACGTGATAAGTGGATAAAGTAATATGGAATTAAAAAATAGCTTTAGCCAGGGGAAGATGAACAAAGACCTCGATGAGCGTCTTGTTCCTAATGGCGAATATATCGATGCATTAAATATCCGTGTAGGTAAATCTGCAAACGGTGATGTTGGTGCTATTGAAAATGAAAAGGGTAACGTAAAAGTTACCTCTATTGATACCGCAAACAATCCCATTTGTATTGGCTCAACTCGCGACGAGGCTAATGAGAAGCTATACTGGTTTGTTGTAAATGACAACGGACACTCGTTTGTGTATGAGTATGACAATAAAAATGATATTACATCATTAGTTCTTGCAGATACACGAAATGGCTCAGACCAGGTTTTAGGTTTTAATAAGGATTATAAGATAACTGGGGCTAATGTCGTTTATAATAAAGAAACCCAAAACACCATTCTTTTATTTACGGATAACCTTAATCATCCTCGTATGGTTAATGTTGCTCGTGCAAAAGCATACGGGGCAAACAACTTTTCTGAAGAAGACATCAACCTCTACAAAAAGCCACCGCGTACCGCACCTACAGTACAGCCATTTAAAACTGGCGTAGAGATTGAAAACTCCGTTCGTGAACGTCACTTTGCTTTCGCATATAGATACAAGTACTTAGATGGGCAGTATTCTGCCCTTTCGTCGTTTACAGACTACAAGTTTTACCCAAACATGTTCTCATTGGATTTCACTACAATGGAAAACCTTGGGATGCTTAACGAGTATAACGCCTACGACATCAAGTATAATACTGGAGACAAGCGCGTTACTGATATTCAGTTATGTTTTAAGACGCCTCTGTCTGATGTTGTGTTTGTGATAGATACAATCAACAAGCAAGAGAACAATTTCTTTAATGATACTGAACGCTCATACACTTTTACAAACACAAAGGTGTATAAGGCGTTGCCAGATGACGAGCTTAATAGAATTTTTGATAATGTTCCATTAAGAGCATTGGCTCAGGATATCATACAAGACCGAGTCATATTTGGAAACTATACTACTCAGTATGATATCAAAGAGAATGAAACGGATGAGCTTACGATTCCAATAGACTACACCGCGGAGAAGAGAACGATACTGCAAGATGGTGAAGAGGGTGATTACACTATAACAACTACACAAGACGCTGCAACTAATAAGGTCAATATAGTTCTGGACTTTACCGGTATCAGCCTTCGTAAAGGGTATCGGGTTTTTATTAGCTCTGATGTAGAGTCATTTACTAGCGGAACAACTCCTGCATATTTTGATGGTAGTTTCCAGGGTAACAGTTCTGTTATATTGTCACAGAATTTTGCTGACGCTAATGCTTTTTACGCTTCTACTGATTTTGATGAGTTGCTACTTAGCATGTCTGCAGACTTTGCAAATAACGTAACTACGACAAGCCCTCCGAATACTACTTCTCTGGCATACGGCAACTTTACAAAAACCGCAAGTACCGCTACCAGTATTACTGTATCTGCTCCTATTATAACGCACACCACTTCTGGCGGTGACGAGATTGAGAGATATAGATGGACAGATGCAACTGTCTTTGCCGTTAGCGAAAACGCAAGCAAACTATCGTTGAAGTCTAACCGTAACTACGACTTTGGTTTAGTGTATTTAGACAAGTACGGAAGATACAGCTCGGTTTTACCTAATAGCGATGACAATGGCTCTGATAAATCGAATTTCTTTGTTCCCGTTGAAGACTCCGTAAATTTCAATAAAGCACGAATTACCATAAAAAACAAAGC